TTGATAAAAATTTGACTCTTCGTATGAAGTATCCATCTTTGAATCAATTTATCTCAAGTAATTTTGATACAAAAGATGAATCACAAACCACAGTTGATAAAACATTTCAATTGATAGCAGATTGTATGGATACTGTTTATACTGAAGAGGAGGCTTGGGAATCAGGTGATTACTCACCAGATGAAAGATTATCCTTCATCGAACAATTGAACTCTAAACAATTCAAAGATGTTGAGAGATTTTTTGCAACAATGCCTAAACTATCTCATGCCATTGAAGTCACAAATCCAAACACAAAAAAGAAAAGTAAGGTCGTTTTGGAGGGATTAGCCGATTTTTTCGGCTAAGTATTGCAAGAGAGGATCTTGAATCCTATTATCGAATTAATTTCGCTCTCATGCAATACCATAAATATAGCTTGACAGAACTTGAAAATATGATGCCTTGGGAGAGAGATATTTATCTCACTCTCTTGAAAGATTATATTGATACCGAAAACTTAAAGAGACAACAACAAGAAGGTGTCCAAAAGTATGGATGAAGAAGAGTTACAACAACCTGATAAAAAACTTTCGTCTGATAGTTTTTTCAATTCTCTTCAGAGAGTTGAATTTGCTGCTAATCGTGCGTTACAGACTTCTACTGCCAATTTAGCTCTTGCGAAACAAAATACTAATTTTATAAAAGCTTTAGAGTCTGGTTTTACTCAACTTCAAACAGAAGTACAACAAATAACAAATTATATTATTATAGATCAAGCAGATACAAAAAGAAATTTAGATCGAAGAACTAGAAATCTTGATAGACTTGAAGATTCTAAACAGAAAGGTATCGATAGTCAACAAAAAGGGTTGGAAGATGATAAACCTTTTTCAACTGGAAATAAACTTTTAGATGGATTAGCATCATCTGCAAATCAATTTCTGAGAAATAATGCAGATTTACTTGTTGGTGGTGCGATTAGTATGATACCATTTAGTAGAGGTCGTCTTGTGCCTGGTTCTGGTGATTCTGACACGGTTAAAGGTTTATTAACTCCTGGCGAGTATGTTATTCCGAAAGATGTGGTTAAAGAGATGAGTCCTAAATTTTTTGATGGACTAATAGCAGCGTCTAATACAAAGGAAGAGAACCCTTATGGAGTTGATCCAAATTCGGTAGATTTTAATATCCTAGCTGCCATAGCTGCATTAGAGGGTGGTGATGGTCAATCAAGAGTCGATGTTGCACAGTCAATTTACAATCGATTTGCTGACGTTAAAAGAGATTTATCAGATGGAACAGCAGATAATGCTGTTTTTGATTTTACTAGATCATCTTTCAAAGCAGATGAAAGTGGTAATTTTCCAGAACTCAGTCTCGCTGATATTCTTTTAAAGAAAGGTCAATATCAACCAGCGTTTGATGATCCAACTGGAACGGAGGGTACTATCTCACCAGAATTTTTGAATATTACTGATAAAGACTCTGCTATTTTAGCGATGAAATCATATTTTGATAAGAGAGGTGATACTAGAACACTCGAAGAGATTGAAGCTTTGTTTAATCAAACAGTTAAAGATTTGCAAAATAAAAAACTTATAGAGGCAGCTCAAGAACATGTTGGTGGTAGAACAGAGTTTCTTGGTGGTGAGGTAGAGGGTGATGATGTAGTTGATAGAGGTGATGGAACTGGTTCTGATGCACATAATGCTTTCTTTTCTCAGTTTGGGTCTGGAGATCAATTGGAAGCTGGTGCTGCTAAGAGTCCATTAATAAATTTAATAGAAAAGACTGTTAATAAAATAAGACCACAGGTTGATAATAAAGATTTATCTCAGGAAAATCTGGGATTAGATGAAGAAACTTCAATAGTTTTACCATCCATAGATAATAATGAAACTAATGTTGCTAGTTCAGTACCCATTACAACAGTGACTTCTCCTACAATGATAGGAGATACTCAGTTAGTTGATACTGCTAGTTTTGTTCCCTTCATTGAAGTAATATCAAACCATTACCTATCATTAGCATAAAATGTCAATATCATCAAGAAATATATTTAATTATGATTTTATGCTGACGAAAAAAAGACAGCTAGATGTTAGAGAGGTGAGAATAAGAGCGAAGGAAAGAGATCTTTTATCTCAAGCATTAACACAAAGAAGCACCGAAGATGATTCAAAAACTAGATTGGTAAGAGCTCAAAGATTTTTTGAATTAGGTTTTCAAGAGGGATTTACAAGAGGTCAAACAGGAGATACTACAATGCCTGATGTCGCTGGTCTCTTCTCAATATTTTCTGAAACTTTAGTTCGTGGAAATGTAAGAGCTAGAGGTGGCCCTATGAAAAAAGATGAAACATACTTAGTTGGTGAAGAAGGCCCAGAACTTGTGACAGCTGACAGAGACTCTGTTGTCATTCCAAATGATAAATTAAACGGATTAAAAAATAATGTAAATAAAACTAGAGTTGCAATTCAGCCAGTGGTTCAAAGAGAAGTGAGAGAAGTTCCAATTAAAATTCCTGTCCGAACATCATCTACAGATTTTAATTTTAAAAGAATGAGTGTAAGAGATTTACCATCAAACATAGCTAGACTTATAACATAATGGAAAATAAGTATTTCATATCAGAATGTAAATTATTACCAACTGAGGGTTCATCTCTAACGAATCCTCATAGTTTTGAACGTGGTGATCCCATGATTACATACGCAGAGAGTATAAGAAGCCCATCAATATCTGTATCAATACAATTTTATGATGTTGATCAATTAATAAGTTCTAAGGGAATAACTGGTGGAGAATACCTGTCTTTAAACATAGCAGTGCCTGGATATCCTGATTTTGAAATCACGGAAGAACATAAGATGATGCTTAATGCTGTTAGAGATATTAAAACAAGTGGAAAAGGTCAACTTGCAACTATAGAATTTGTATCAACTGAATCTATTGTTAATGAGACTGCAAGACTAAGTAGAAAATTTTCGGGGCCTATTTCAGAGACAGTTCGTAAGATATTAGAGGATGATGAAAGAGGCATCAAAACATCTAAATCTATTAACACCGACTCCTCTGCTAACTCTTATTCTTTTGTTGGTAATTTAAAAAGACCTTTTGATACGATACAATGGTTATGTTCAAAAACTTCATCTGATACAGATGGATTTGGTTTTTTATTTTTTGAAACACTTGATGGATATGAATTTAAAGGAATAAAAACATTGTTAGAACAAACCGCAGTTGAGTATAAAAAAACAGAAGCAGTAAGTGATGAAGTTGGAGTTGTAGATGATTTAAGAATCTTAGAAACTAATTTAGATCACACACATGATATTGGTTTGTGTTGTAGAATGGGAATGTTTGCGAATAAAACAATTTATGTGAACATTGATGATACAACTCTAAAAACTGTTGATTTTAGACTAGATAGTTTAAAAATTAAAAACCCACCTAAATTACCGAATCAATTAGAAACATTTCCTACTCGATTAATGCTTCGAGTTTTGGACAAAGGTGCATTACAAAAAGGATCAAAGAAAGATGAGATTCAAAAAGAAAATGAACTTGCCATTTATCAAAGTAAGTCTTATGCTAGAGCTAATCTAGTGTTTTCTCAAACTATGAGAATTGCGATTCCACTTAATCCAAGTTTAAGAGCGGGTCAAATGTTGAATCTTAGATTTCCACTTAAAGAATCAATTGATGAAAAAACTGCAACACTTGGAGATGAAGACGATAATGACATTAGTGGAAGGTATTTAATTTCAGAATTAAGACATGACATAGGTGGTAATAAGTCTAAGACTACGTTAAAATTAATTCGTGACACTTATACCTTAAACGCTTAAATAAAAGAAACAGGAGAATCAAATGAAATCAATCGAAGACCATATCGAAAAGGATAAAAAAATCCTTGAAGACCCACAAGCAAATCCAGCAGCACGCAGACATGCAAAAGAAGAGTTGCATGAATTAGAAGTGTATGCAGAACACCATAAAGAAGAGATTGCAGCAGGCGATCATCATGACCCTAATGCTTTAGAATTATTTTGTGATATGCATCCTGATGAACCTGAGTGCCTAGTGTATGATGATTAATTAAATGAACCAACAGTCAATTAATTTTTTCGGAAAAGATCCTATGGTATGGTGGATTGGTCAAGTGACCGATCCAGATAAGGGAGAGTGGCGTGATTGTTTAGAATCAGAAAGATCTGCTTATCCAGAAAATAAATCAACGGTGAATAAACACATTTATTCGCATCGTTGTCGTGTTCGTATTGTTGGATATCATGATTGCGCTGATGACCTTCCTGATAAAGATTTACCATTAGCTCATATTCTTTTACCATCCAATACTTCAACCACTGCTGGTTGTGGAGAAAGTGTTCAATATCAAGGTGGAGAAGTTGTTGTTGGATTTTTCATGGATGGTGAAGATGGTCAACAACCAGTGATATTTGGAACTTTTTTTAAACAACCTTTTATTGCTGATAGTTTAACTACAGGAGATTTTGTAGCAAAAAAACAAACTTGTTTTCAACCATATACTCCACCTCAAGCTAGACAACAGGCTGGAAAACATCAAATAAGTGTAAATTCACCAGCAGAAGTTGTGTGTGTTGATGGTGAATCATCAACAACTATATGTCAAGATCAGGAACAGGCTGAAACTAATGTTACAGTTAATACTTTTGACCCATGTGAAGAAAATGAAATATCAAAAATAAGTGAAACTATAAAAGCTTTCACTCGAAAGATGAACACTCTTCAACAATTGAATGATGTCAATACATATGTTGACCCAATAATGGGTGGAATTGTAGATATTAGGTCAGAAGTAAAATTAGCAAGTTTCAAAATTCAAAACTCAATGACGAAGTTAATTCGTCGTGGTCGTTCTTGGTTGATTCAAGACACTCTTGATAAGTTAGATAAGACACTAGAGGAGAAAACTGATAAATTTAATCAAGTGGTGTTAGGTCAAGCGACAAATGCATTAACAAGCGTGATTTTCTGTAATATTGAAAAGATACAGGATGGATTAAAAGATTATCTTTTGAAAAGTTTAGAGAATATGATAGGACAAGTATTGGATATTCCGACTTGTGGAGTTGAAAATTTTCTTGCTGATATGTTTGGACAAATCAATAATCTGATAGATACAAGTCTTGGAGGTATGTTCGATCAACTGAATAGTATTCAAGGTGGTGGTATTGCACTTCCGAGTGAAACATTTTCAAAAGCGATTAAGTTTGCAAATATTCTTACAAATGTTCTTGATTGTGATAAGGTTAATTGTTCTCCACCTACTGTATTTTCCTCAAAGAATGGTGTTTCAGAATCACTTGAAGATAGTTTTGATTCTTTGATTGAGGGTTTAGGATTGAGTCGTCTTACTAATATTGCTGATAGTATTGATGATATTGCAGATGGGATTCCAGCAGAACCAAGTGCTCCAGACTGTAATACAAATGTTCTTAAATGTGGCCCACCTAGAGTTGATTTCTTAGGTGGAAATGGCACAGGTGCAAGTGGAAGTGCGATTGTTAATGCTCTTGGAAATGTGATTGGTGTTGCGATTGATAATGGTGGAGATAATTTCACAGAACCACCCTCATTAGCATTCTTTGATAGTTGTGATAGAGGATATGGTGCTGGAGGTTATGTTAGAATCAAAGATGGTTCGGTTTCAGATGTTGTAATGATAAGTGGGGGACAAGAATACTTACCAAATACAACGGAAACCGATATTAATGGTAATGTTAAACAAGTTAATCCAGACCCAAATGCAAACTATGATGGTGAAGTTTCTTATGTAACTTCTTTAGATGATGTTGTTGTCCAAAACACAGGTTTTGGTTATGATGATAATGACACAATCACAGTAGGTGGAACAAATGGAGCAGAAGTTGAATTGGTCATTCGAGATGGATTAATTGTAGATGCAAATGTTGTGAATGGTGGATTTGGATTCACTTCTCTTCCAGATTTACTCATAAATAGTGATACTGGAGCTGGTGCTGTGTTAAAACCAGTCTTGAAGTTTAACAAGGTTGATGATGCAGCTCAACTTGCTGAATTAAGTCAGGACGCTGTTGTAACTGTAATTGATTGTATAACAAAATAAAATGGCAAAAGCACCAAACGATAAAAAAAATATAGAATACATTCGTAGATTAAGGTACACTCTTCAGAGTGGACAGAGTTCCATACATGGTGATACAAACTTTCAAGTTCTTACACAGGAAGGGCAATCTCTTTCATTTCATCAAAGTACAGGACAGGGTGCATCTGAAGGAGGTGGGCCTGGTACAGGTAAACATGTTTTAACCACGCCAGGAATGTCAATGGAAGTTCTTGGTTCTGGATTGAAAGTTAGAGACCCTGGCGACACAACCATGTTACCAACGAAGATTATTAAAGCCAAAAGAGGTGATATGATCTTTGAGTGTGAGAATGGAGACATTACGTTAAGAGCAAGAAACATTTTTATTGATGCGAATGGTGGTGGTCAAGATGGTCAATTCACTGTAAAAGCAGAAAGAATCGCAGATATTGGAGCTCCAGACATTCGTGTTCAAGGTGAAAAAATTACAGTCAAAGCTTCTAAAGATATGACTGTGATAGCTAAAGGTCAGTTTGAACTTAAGTATGGATTCATGGTTGCTGCAGCTTTTGCTGATGAAAGATTTGGTGCGTTAACAGCCAACCTCAAGAAAACACAATTATCAACTATGAGGACATTATGAACATTTCTAGATTACAGTCAGATAAATTAATAGTAGGAACAAATGATGTTTCCTATTCTGCACCTGATACCTCTCCCACAGGGACTGCGGTATTGAATGGCCCTGTTTATGTTGGAAAAACTGGTGCATCGCCAGGATATGAGGGAGTTTTAAATGTAACATCCAACTCTGCACCTCAAAATGCATTAGATACTCAACCAACTTGTAGTGCAAATCTAGCGATTAAATCTGATGGTAATCTGACTGTTGCTGGTGATGGTAAAACTGCAAACGCTTTACTCATATCTGGTGGATCATCTATTGACACTGTTCATGTCATTGGTGATATGTTTGTTACAGGTGATGTAGATTGTGGAAATAAAGGGAGACTTGCTTCTAGATTCGCTACTGCTGATAGTAAACCAAAACCTTTTGACCTAGAACATCCCACAAAAGGAAAAGGTCATCGTCTTCGTCATGCTTGTATTGAAGGCCCAGAAGTTGCAGTTTACTGTCGTGGTAGATTAAAAGAGTCTAATGTAATTAATTTACCTGACTACTGGAAAAATTTAGTTCATGAAGATAGTATCACTGTTCAGTTACAACCAATTGGAAAGACACAAAATCTTGTAATTCAAGAGTTTAATAATGAATTCATTGTCATCGCAGAGGATTCAACTAATACTGATTTAATCACTGATTTATCAACTATTGATTGTTTCTACCATGTGTATGGTGAAAGAAAAGATATCAATCCTTTGATTGTTGAATATGAGGGAGATAGTTGGAAAGATTATCCAGATCCAAACTATAATCCTGATAAAGTTGATGATGATAGAAAAAATTATAATGATCCTCGTTTTGCTGGCCCACCAAACACAATTACGACTTGAATAAATAAACTTAGACAGAATCTGTAATTAGAGAAGAATAGGATGCCTCTTTCAAGACTGGAGAATTTTCTAAAGAATATACAAGGTAAT